TGTGCTCAGCGAGAGAATGATCGCCATCGATGCGAATGGGCCTGCACTCGAGGAATGTAAACGTCTCCGTGGTGGCTCCGTGCTGTATTGGCATGGGCGGGCTGAGGACTGGGCAGCTCAGCACAGCCGCGACGATGCTCCACTGTCTGTGTTTTTGGATCTTTGTGCCCCGCTTGGGACCGCGACGCTGAGAACGATCTGCGAAACGGCAAATTGGCTTTCGGGTCGCGATGATGTGCTTTGCGTGAATCTCCTGAAGGGCAGGGAGAATTCACGCGAGCGTAGGAGCCAAGGGGTCGACTCAATGAGCGTTGGTCTCCCATTTGGTGGGCAACGCCAACTGCTCGTCGAGAGGCGACACGCTTGGCGCAAACGTCTCGAGGGAATATTGGTTGGTCAGGAGACGGACGTGCGTGACGTACTCAAATCCATGGTGAGTTCGTACCCTGGAAGCAGCTCGCTGACGGCGCGGGTATGTCTGCTGTCCGAGGCGCTCAGGCTCTCCACTGGGTTTGATTGGGTCCCGCAGCTTGTTGTTGAGTACAAAGGTCACGCCTCTCCAATGTTGAGCGTCGTGTTCAAGCATGATGGCGCTTCTGCCAATCGATACTGGCGGATGGATCACTTCGCTTTTTTGCACGGAGACAGCCTCGATGCTGTCTGGAGTCGGGCGCGTCTGGCCAGTAGCGTGGAAGTAGCGCGCTACCAAACAGTAGAGGACGATCAGGTCGGTCCGTGCGTGCGGGAAACAGAGCTAGTCCCGTGCGTGCGATTTAAAGAATCCGAGTCGATCGCTTACGTCAGAAGGAGCTGCATCGCCGACCAGAAGAACTGGTCAGCGTTTGCCGTGTCCAGCAGGCAGGCAGCGGCCTGGAGAGCCCACAAGACGATGGGCACTTATGATCGGAAGTCCGCGTGAAGATCAACATCACGCTCGGGTGTGACAGCAAACCGAATTCGTCCGAGTTGGCCAAGCTCATCAAGCGGCGCCTTGCGCGTGCCCTGACAGGCGAGCTCAAGCCGCCAAGCCCACCCCCGCCGCCCACACGCGTTCCACGCAAAAAGCGCAAACCGCCGTGGCCCGAGCCCGGCGCGATTGACCTGTTGTTCAGAGAAGCAAGGAGGATCCGTTGAAGCACCAGCGCCAAGCACACCCGGACATGTGGGCCACCGACCTCGAGTGGCTCTTCCGCTGCGCGGCCTCTGCGCTCGGCCAGCGGGGCACCATGGCCGCCGTGATTGCCGCCATCGAGCGCGGCGGGGTGTCGGGCAGTGGCGACCTCGACGAGGCTATGCTCAACCGCATCGCCTACCTGGGCGGCCGCGGGGCCAGCCCGGTGGACCGGGAGCGGCGCCTCTCCAAGCGCTGGGCGCAGCTCGAGCTGGTGCAGACGCGCATCCTCACCGTGCACTACCAGCCCCGGGACGCCGGGTGGGCTCTGGAGCGCTACGTCGGGTTCTGCGCCCGGGCCGCGTTGCTGCTCGCCCCTGACCCCGCAGCGCTCCTTGCCGCCTGTGATAAGCCGAGCGCCAAGGGCGCGCTGGAGCTGCGCTCAGCCGCCAAGGAGCGGGCAGAGCGGGGCGTGCGGGCGGCTCACCAGGCCTGGGAGGCAACCGGGGCACAGGAGAGCCGGGCATGGGCGGACGCGGAGAGCTGAAGGGCTGGCTGCCCCTCGCGGAGACGGCGCGCGCGGCGGGGGTGTCCGAGCGCACGATGCGCCGCCGGATGGTCGCGCTCCACCAGAAGCTCGATGGCGGCGTGCTGCGCTCCTACAACCTCAAGGGCAAGACCCGGAAGTGGTTCGTGAACCCCCAGGCGCTACTCGCTGGCGTCGAGGACGACCCAGACGAGGCCGAGCGCGGGCTCGGTGAGCACCTGCTCCGCATCGAGGAACTGGAGAAAAGGTTAGACGCCCTCAGACAATCTCATAACGCATTGAAACGAAAGACGAATGTTTCCATTTCAGCGCTTGAGCTAGCGTTTCGCGACGGCCATCGTCGGCCATGATCGGCCATAGCTCGCAGCTGTTTACTGACACCGCCCGCCGGCAGGAAACTGCTAGATTCAAGCGGTGTTCGGACTCAACCTCGAGCTTCAGGCCCGGTGCATCAAGTGCGGCATCGAGCGCGAACCCGAGGGGAAGAAGATAGCCAGCGTGGATGCCACCTGGATCATCAAAGCCCGGACGCCCTGCGAATGTGGCGAATCCCGCGTGAAAGTGACGCTCGACTTTGGCGAGGAAGCCCCGGAATCCCGATAAGCGCCATGTGTGGCTGAGTGACGATCTCGGCACAAGCCTGGTCGCCGAAGCGGCATTCTCGACCAACGTCCCGGAGACCTGCAAACGCTACGGCGTAGCAGAAAGGACGCTCGGCCGTTGGAGGGAGCGGGTGAGTGAGTCCCCCGAGCTCGCCGCGCTGGTGGATCGAAAGAAGATCGCCATTGAGACCGAGTGGCAGGGCAACGCGGTCCTGACGCTGAACGAGCTGCTCACCACCATGCGGCACCTCGCGATCCTCCAACGCCAGAAGCCGTTCGAGCGCGGCGACCTCCGAGAAGCAGCCGGCGGCGCAAAGATCCTCGCGGAGGTGCTGCTCACCGAGAACGTGCTCCCCAGTGGCAAGCAGCCTCGCCCTCATCGGCAAAATCCAGCGCTTAATGCGCATACGCCAGTGGGCGATCGACCAGCAGGCGGAAGCCCCAAGCCTGGCCCCGCTGGACCAGCCGGGGCACCAGCCGACCCCAAGCCAGTCCACTGAAGAGCGGTTCTGGCAGTTCTTCGAGCGGGTCAACCCGCACCTGCTCCGACCCTGGCACTTTCGGGTCTACGTCCGGCAGGTGCTACTCGCGGTGGGCGGCGAGCTCCGGCTCGTGTTCGCGGCCCCTCCGCAGCATGGCAAGACTGAGGTCACCCTCGCGCTGATTGCCTTTCTGGTGCTCGAGTACCCGGGCAAGCGCTGGGCCTACGTCACCTACAACCAGAAGCGGGCCAACTCGGTTGCGCGCAAGTTCAAGCGCCTGCTCGCCAACGCGGGCGTGGTCGCGGGCGGAACGCTCGCTCAGATGTACCTGCCCAACGGCGGGCAGATCCTCTTTACCTCCATCGATGGAGGGATCACGGGTGAGCCGGTGGACGCTGCCGCGTTCATCGATGACCCGTACAAGAACCGCAAAGAGGCCGACTCGACCTCTCGCCGCGAGCTGGTTGATGAGACCTACCGCGAGGCGATTGAGACTCGCGTCCACCCGGGAGGCTCTATTTTCCTGCTTGCCACGCGGTGGCATCCCCAGGACCTGAGCGGGGTGCTGCAGGGCGAAGGCTGGCAGTACATCAACCTGCAGGCCCTGGCCGAGGGCGCGGTCAACGACAACGGCGTCGTCATCGATGACCCCAATGGGCGCCAGGTTGGTGAGGCGCTCTTCCCTGAGAAGTGGCCCGCTGAGGCGATTGCAGCCAAGCGCGCCAAGGTCCTCGAGTTCACCTTTTCAGCCCTCTTCCAGGGCCGGCCGCGCCCCAAGGGCGGCAAGATCTTCCACGAGCCGACCTACTACACGTCGCTGCCCAAGACCTACAAGGGCGGCTTCGGGTTGGACTTGGCCTACTCGGCAAAGACCTCCGGTGACTGGTCGATCTGCGTCGAGCTCTGGCGCGAGGAGCCGAAGCATCGGGGCGACGAGCCGCTGTACTACGTGATCCGAGTGGACCGCGCGCAGGTCGAGGCGCCCGAGTTCGCCCTCACGCTCAAGGCCCGCACGGTGAGCAAGCCTCGCTGGCGCATGCACTGGCGGGCATCGGGCACCGAGAAGGGCAGCGCGTCCTTCTTCAAGCGCATGAAGCTCCCGCTCGAGGTGCACACGCCTCCGGGAGACAAGCTGGTGTCCTGCCAGCATGCGGCGCCAGCATGGAACGCGGGGCGCATCTTGGTACCCGACCCCGAGCTCTTCGAAGGCAACGAGGACTGGCTGTACCCGTTCCTGGACATCATTCAGAACTTCACGGGCTCCGGTAAAGAGCACGACGACGACGTGGACGCGTTGTCGACCATCTTTGACGAGCTCAATCGCGGCGGTAGTTCCGCCTACTCAGACCTGAAGCGGGGCTTGAAGCCTCGCGAGTGAACCAACCATGGAGGAAGCATGGCCTGGTACCAAATCGGCGAAGACGCCCGCTGCAAGGGCCGCCCGCAAGGGCGTGGCAAGCGCCGCTGCCGCGTGCTGCTCGTAGTCGGCGCGTGGTTCTGGCTCGAAGAGGATAAGCCGCTTTGCCCGACCTGCGCCCTATCCGCAATCGTGAATGAAGATGCCACGGGCCTCGAGCTCGCGCGCCGTCGCACACACCTGGTGAAGCTTGCTGGCCGGCAGTCGGTCGAGTTCGAACTCAACTACATTTGATGCCCAACGCAGACATCAGCCGTTTGCGCGTCCTACCCTGGACGCCTGGCATCAAGCCCACCTGGACCATCTCCGAGGTGAGGAACGCCCTGCGTTCGCACCGCGAGGGGTTCTTCGAACGCTCGGCCATGCTGGTCGAGTCGATGGGCGAGGACGACGAGCTGCCCGGGCTGGTCGAGAAGCGCGTGGACTCGGTGCTCGGATCGGACTTCGAGCTGTGCATCCCGGAGTACATCACCAACCAGCAGCTCTCGGGCAAGATCAAGAAGGACCTCGAGCCGCGCTGGGGCCAGTGCTTCACGGACGGCGAGCTCGGGGAATGGCTGCGCTGGTACCGCTGGCTCGGTGTCAGCGTTGCCACGCTCGATTGGACGCGCGGGCCCACTCGGTGGACCGCCAAGCTCCGCACGTTGCCCCCGCACTTCTTGCGCTACCAAGCGTGGAACAACAAGTGGTTCTACAACGCGCAGGGCGGCGAGCTCGAGGTCACGCCCGGTGACGGCACGTGGCTGCTGATGGTCGACGGGCCGCGCGGGTACATGCGCGCTTCGGTGCGCTCGCTCGCGATCACCTGGATCGCCAAGCAGCTCACGATCCGAGACTGGAACCGCTTCAACGAACGGCACGGCATGCCGATCGTCAAGGCGAAGGTCCCGGTCATCGCCGATGAGGGCGACAAGGAAGACTTCATCGAGGACATCAAGGAGCTCGGCAACGAAACCGTTGCGATGCTCCCCACGAACCTCGACGAGAACGGCGCCGCCTTCGACCTGGAGCTGCTCGAGGCGACTGACCAGAGCTGGCAGAGCTTCGAAAAGAAGCTCGCGCGCTGCGACCGCAAGTTTCAGATCCATTGGCTCGGTCAGAACCTCACGAGTGAGATCGCCGAGAAGCAGGGCTCGAAGGCGGCGGCCGAAGTGCACCGGGGCGTCGAGCTCGCCAAGGCCAAGGCGGACGGCAGCAAGCTCGGTGACGAGCTGCGCGAGCAAGCCATCCTGCCGATGGCCGCGCTGAACTTCGCAGGCGTCACGCTCGATGTGGTGCCAATCCCGAGCTGGCAGACCGAGCCCTCCGAAGACACCAAGGCAGACGCGGACGCGGCCAAGAGCTTCGGCGACGCGCTCACCTCCATCAAGACGGCCGGCTACAAGGTCACCAACGTCGAGGAGCTGGCCGAGAAGTACGGGCTCGAGCTCGAGGAGCAGGAGCCCCCAGAACCCCCGCCCACGCCTCCGGGCCAGGGCGGACCCAACCAACCCCCACCCCCACCCGGCAAGCAGCCGCCGGCGGACCCTGGAGAGGCCAAGGAGCCACCCACCGAAGAGCAGAAGGCATCGCGCCTAAAGCTCTCGAAGCGGCCCAAGAAGAAGCCCCTGCGCCTTGCGAGCGGAGAGCCGCTCAAGAACGCGCCGGGCTTCGTTGACGGCCAGGTCTACGCCGACAAGCTCACCGAGAGCGGGGCACGCGAGGCCGACAAGGCCCTGCGCCCAACCCTGATGGCCATCGCCGAAGAACTCGAGGCGGCCACCGACTACGACGACCTACGCGCGCGCCTGCAACGCAGGTACGCCACGCTTGACGAGGACGCTTTGACCGATCTCGTCTACCGCGGCATGTACCTGGCCGAGCTCGCTGGGCGTGCCGCCACGAACCAGGACGCTTAGCCATGGCATGGGCCGTTTCGGCCGACTTCTCCCGCTTCGAGGAAGCCATTCAGTGGTTTCTCCAACGGGTAGTCCTGAGCAGCGACGAGGCCGCGCAAGTCGACGACGACACACGCCAGCGCTCGTTCTGGATCGGCGGCGGGCTGCAGCTCCAGGCCATTCAGAATGTCTTTGACCACATCGCGAAGTCCCTGAAGAACGGAGAGCCGTTCGAGGACTTCAAGAAGCGGGTCAAGGACATTCTGAGTGACCCGGCGCATACCGAGACGGTGTTCCGCAACGCGGTGCAACGCTCGTACAACGCGGGCCGCTACCAGCAGATGAAGGCGCCCGATGTGGCGCGCTTTCGTCCCTACTGGATGTTCGATGCGGTGCTCGACTCGCGCACGAGCACCATCTGCACGGTGCGGGACAAGACGATCCTGCCGCAGGACAACCAGTGGTGGGCGAGCAACATCCCGCCCCTCCATCATCGCTGCCGTTCCGGGATTCGGAGCCTGCGCAAGGCAGAAGCCGAGCGCCGGGGCATCAACAACGTCCCGCCGCTCACCCCGGCCACCCCCGGGTGGGGCACGGCGCCCGATGCCATGCCGGTGTGGAAGCCGAACCCGGCCAAGACCGACCCCGAGCTACTGCGGACCCTGCAGCAGAAGCAGCAGAAGCCGCCACCGCCACCGGCAAGCAAGCCGGAGCATGACCCCAAGTTCTGGCGCGACCAGTACGCCCACCTGGGTGAGGCCGCGCACCCCGCTGCATGGGGCCGTGCGGCTCAAGAGCGGGGCCTAGACCGGTCCGGTGCGGAGGTCGTGGCGGAGGCACAGCGGCTCAGGGATGGCGGGCATCCGCTGTTTGCTGGCCAGGATGGCGCCGACCTCCTGGCCAAGCTGAAGGCACTCCCACCCAATCGACCGATCCGAGGTGGAGCAGGATCGGACTTGCAGGGCATCGCGGCCGTGCTCGAGCACACGCGCAGCATCACGCCCACTACTGGGACACCGAACAAGAAGCTCCCGCTGGGAGCGCAGAGATTCTACAAGCTCACGTCGGCGGTAGAGCAACCGAACTGGGACGTGCGGTATCGTCCTGGGCGCGCTGGAGCAAGTCCCAAGCTACGGACGATATTCATCAGCCACTCGGGAGACGTGGAGAACGGCGTCCACGAATGGGCTCACGCTACTGAGTCTGAGACGCCAAAGGCGCTGGCCAGGTCGCTCGCATTCCTGAAGGCTCGCACTCAAGGCGAGGCAGCAAGAAGGCTGCTCGATCTGGAGCCTGGCCGCGCCTATCGCCCTGAGGAGTTGGCTAGGAAAGACGGGTTCATCCACCCCTACGTAGGCAAGGACTACGGAAACAGCGCCACAGAGGTCACTTCAATGGGTTACCAGTGGCTCGCTTCTCCGATCGATTTGGACAAGCTGGCACTAGGAGATCCCGAGATGCTACACTTCCTGCTGGGTCAACTAGCAGGACAATGATCTGGGAGTTCAGCGACGGCACGACGGTAGCGCTCGGTGGCATCATCGAAGGCGCTAGCGTGTTCGCTCAGAGACTCCGCAGTGATCTGAGGCGCGGGGTCAAGGTCAGCATCTGGCCGCCTCCTGGCGGCACCGTGCCGCTCGACGTGAACGATGCTGCGCTGGTCGATACCTGGCTGGGTGATGAACTCAGGTGGCGCCAGAACGCGCGTAAGCTCGACCTGAGCATGACGAAGCGCCCTGACGGCATCCCTGCGCTGCCGCCACCGCCCTGGGATTCATCGAACGACGAACCCGGCCTGATCTACTGATCGCGCCCTAGCGCCCTCGCGCGCTGAACATAGCAACCACTCCCGGCCGCACTCGACGCGGCCGGCAAGGGAGGAATCCATCATGGCAAAAGATACCGGGGCCGACGGCCAAGACGCGTCCGATGACACCACCAACTCGCTCGACGACGTGATGCTGCCGCCCGAGCCGGTCATCCCCGACGGCCCGCGCCGCAACCTCACGCGCGAAGGCATCTACGGGACGATCGTCAATCAGCAGGTGAACCTGGGCAAATCTCAGAAGGAAGCTGAGAAGTTCGCGAAGGCTCGCGCCTTCGAGATGTGCCCGGACTGATGGCGGGGAAGAAGGCTCAGGCGTTCGAGCTCGCGGGTGGCAGCTTCGCGCTGCTGCTCGCGATCGGCGACGACGCGGCGGCGAACCCACCCACCGAGATCGTGCTCTTCGGTTCGGGTGTGACGGAGACGACGAAAGGGCCGGTCCTTTTCGACGCGAAGTCAGGCAAGGACGTGATGGCAGCGTTTGCCGATCACGGTCTCGACCTGCTGCCGTTCGACATCGCCCACGGCATGCTCAACCCGTTCGCCCCGCCCGATGGGGCGAAGGCCGCGGCCTGGTTCAAGCCCGCAGTGAAGGGCGGCGCGCTCGTAGCGAGCGACATTCAGTGGACGCCCTACGGGCTCGCGGCGCTCCAAGCGCGTGAGTTCCGTTTCTTCAGTCCGGCCGTGATGCGTGACCGCGAGAGCGGCAGGCCGACCGAGCTGATCAACGTCGCACTCACCAACATTCCAGCGACGAAGGGGCAAAAGCCTCTGGTCGCCGACAGAACGGCTGGGGAACCACCCAGGAAAGGCAGCAGTATGGATCTCGAAGAATTGCTCAAACTGCTCGGGGCGCAGACTGCTGCACAAGCACTGTCGCGACACACCGAGTTCAATAGCCTGCTCCAATTGAGCGGCAAGGCGTCGGTGCCCGAGGCATCGGCCGAGTTCGCTCGCTGGAAAGCAAGCTCTGACCAATGCGTCAAGCTCGCCGTGCGCGTGACTCAGCTCGAGGACGAGCAGAAGTCCGCCAAGGTCGACGCCACCATCATCAAGCTCAGCGAAGAGGGCAAGCTGCCCCCGTCGCTGCACGAGTGGGCCCGAACGCTCACCGTTGCTCAGCTCGAGCAGTTCGCTGCCAGCGCTGCGCCGGTCGCAGGCGGTCCCACGGCTCCCCCTGTGCGTGCCCCCGCGGGTGGCTCGCTGACCCTGCTGTCCGATGAGGAGCGCGTCGTGTGCTCTCAGATGAACATCACCGAGAAGGACTTCTTGGAAGCCAAGAAGGACATGATCGCCCAAGACGAAGCTCGCCGGAAAGGGGCTCGCTGATCCATGACCGCACTAGCAGCTGACCGCGACACGCCCGAGTACTACACCCCCTGGGGCATGGAGCATGCCGAGGTCGGCCTGGATTCCACCCAGTTCTACAAGGGCGGGATCCTCTGCATCGACTCCGCAGACGGTAAGTTCAAGAAGGGCGTCGTTTCCACCACGTTGACCGCGATCGGGCGCTGCGAAGACAGCGTGCTGACCGGTGTCAGCAACACCGTGAAGGTCCGCGCTCGTAGCGGCATCTTCAAGTTCGGCAACTCGTCTGCCGGCGACCTGATCGCCTTGGTCGATATCGGCAAGGCTTGCTACATCGTCGACGACCAAACCGTCGCGAAGACCAACGGCGGCGCGACGCGCTCTGTCGCCGGATTCGTCCATGACATCGACCCTGACGGCTCCGTCTGGGTTGCCTTCAAGTTCCCGCTGAGCTGATCGCTCGGACGAATAACAGGAGAAACCAGCGATGCTCGTTACCTCGGCAGCAGTCCAAGCACTGCAAGTCACGTTCTTGCGCCTCTTCAACGAAGGCTGGCGCAACACTCAGATCTGGGGAACCCAGATGGCCACGCAGGTGCCCAGCAGCACCCGCTCAAACACCTACGGGTGGATGAAGCGCATTCTCAAGATGCGCAAGTGGTACGGCCCCCGGCTGATCCAAAACCTCTCGAATCACGGCTATTCGTTGACCAACGAGCCGTACGAGCTCTCGATTGGCGTCGACCGCGACGACTTCGAGGACGACATGCTCGGGGTGTACAACCCCGTCGCGTCCGAGCTCGGGCGTCAGTCTGCCAAGTGGCAGGACCAGGTGCTGAAGCTGCTCTTGCAGTCCGGCACCACGGGTCTCGGCTTCGACGGGCAGCCGTTCTTCAGCGCGACTCACGGGCTGAACCCGGCGGGAAACCAGTCGAACAACTTCCCGGTGACTCCGCTCAACGCCGCCAACTTCCAGATCATCCGATCGACGATGATGGCGTACACGGGCGAGGACGGAGAGCCGCTCGGGGTTGGCTCTCAGGGAGGCATGACGGTCGTCGTCCCGCCTGCGCTCGAGGACAACGCCAACACGGTGGTCAAGGCAGCGTACAACGCCGCCGGCGCGACCAACGTGCAGATGGGCCAAGCCTCGGTGCTGGTCGTTCCCGAGCTCGCGAACTTGCCGGACACCTGGTACGTCGCGGACCTGGGCGCGGTCATCAAGCCGCTGATCTTCCAGCTTCGGAAGGCTCCGCAGCTCGTCCCGCGCCTGGCGATCAACGACGACAACGTAGCGTACCAGCGCCAATTCCAGTGGCTCGTCGACGCGCGTGGCGTCGCCGGCTTCGGCCCCTGGTTCTTGATGGCACGAGCGAAGGCGACCTGATCCAATGACGAACCCACTCGCGGTTACCTTGCTCCCCTCGGGGAGTGTGTTGGCCGCGGGTACCGCGCTCGGTGCGGCCGTAGACATCGGTATTCGGAACGCAGCCTGGGCGCTGCTCGACGTGACCGCTGTCTCCGGCCCCACCCCGGCGCTCACCGCGACGATCCAGACCTCCCCAAACGGGACAACGGATTGGGTGAGCGTGCCGGGCAGCATCCTTGCGAACGCGCTCGGGTACGCGAGGGCCGTGCTGACAGGTATGGAGCGGTTCATCCGCGTCCAGACCGTTGTCAGTGCGGGCGCCTCGTTTACCGCCGGCTTGAGCGCTACGGCTGAGGTGCTCTATGCGCAGCCGAGCGACATTGCCAATCTCGGACTGCCAGCGGCGGCTCTGTCCCTGCCGGTGACTCCGATGATCCAAGCGGAGATTCTCCGCTCCAATACCTCACTCATCGAGTCGTACTGTCGAGGCCGCTACCGGCTTCCATTCACGGCCGTTCCACCCGAGCTGAAGGCCGCATGCGTGGCCATCAGCGTGTACGACGTGCTCGTTTGGCGCGGGTTCAACCCCGACGAGTACGATTCCAACTTCAAGATCCGTCGCGACTTCTACGTGGGCAACGAGCGCACGAAAGGGTGGCTGGACAAGCTTTCCGCGGGCGCCGTGTCGATTGACGCGATGCTCGACGCGACACCTGGGCAGCGCGAGGGCGGGGCGCAGATCCGTGGGCGCAAGCTCCGCGGCTGGTTCGCCCCCGATGGCAGCGACGACGACGCGGTGTGATGCATGGCCACCAAGCTCCAACAGCACATTGACGCCATCCACGCCCAGCTTGCGGACGCCAGCGTCCTGTCCCAATTCGGGCGCGTAAAGCTGCAAGAGAACACGCAGCAGCGGCGCGTGGTCTGGGTGCGCACGCAGAGCCAGGTCGAGCCGCCGAAGAGCGTAGGCGGGCGCCTGGACGGCGCGGGCAACCGGCTGCGCCAGGTCTACCGACGAGCCGAGGGCGTGTACGCCTACGTGTTTGCCGAGGATGAGACCACCACGGAGCTGCTGCTCGACGGCTTGCTCGCCGCGATCCACCTCACGTGCGGTCCGAACGCAATGCCGGGCTCCTACGAGTGGGAGATGGAGGCGCCTGGGCGGGCGGATATCGCGCTCCGCCAGCCGAAGATCCGGCTTGAGCTCGTGCTCTACATCCCGGTGTTCGACGAGGCCGCGGTGCTTCAATCACTCACCAAGCAGGGCGTCGTCGGCTCGTTCGCTGGAGTCCAGATCGAGTCAATCATTCAGCCCTGATGTCCTTCAAATTCACCGGCGACTTCGCTTCGCTCAAGCGCTTCCAGAAGCGTGTCGAAGAGTCGCCGCAGGTGCTCCAGGTCATCTCGGCAAACATGGCCGAGGAGGCGATCGACCTCATCAAGCAGGGGTTTCGCGAGCAGGCCGACCCTGACGGCAATGCTTGGAAGCCGAAGAAGAAGGACGACGGGCGCGCGATTCTTACCGGCAAGACCGGGCGCCTCAAGGGAGGCTGGAAGCCGCGCAGTGTCACCCGCAAGGGCTTCCGCGTTAGTCCGAGCGTTACCTACGGCGCGCCCCACCAGAGCGGCACGAAGCACATGGTCGCTCGCAAGATGGTCCCCGGCAAAGGCCTGCCGCTGAAGTGGCGCAAGGCATTCGTCGAGACGGCACAAGAGATCCTCGAAGAGTACTTCGACAAGTAGGAGCCACATGGTCAAAGCAGATATCGAGCGCCTCACCCCACTGGCGTGGGCCGAGCGCAAGGGCCACGTCGGCCACCAGGACCCCACCAAGCCGTGGGCTGAGCCGGCCCCCGACTGGCGCTTTGCCGCCGCGGACGCGCTGCATGGCTGGTCGGCGCAGGCCTACCACTACCAGGCCGAGGCAGCTGAATTCCTCATCTCCGAGGCCGACTACGACGCGGCGCTCGAGGCCGGCGCGGGCTACCCCGCCACGCCGCCGCACGCTCCGGCAATCGCTGAGAGCTGCCCACACAAGGCCCAATTCGAGATCGTGGCTGCCGTCAAGGCACCCCTCACTGACCAGGTGCTCTGATGCCCATCCCCGGCCAAACACTAAACATCAACGAGAACGGGCTCAACCTCGTTACTCCGGCCACTTCGATCCCGCTGTACTACGGGTACAGCTCGCTCGGCACCGTCAACGTCATCAAGACCTACAACTCGGTCACCGACCTTGTTGCTGGTCAGGGGCAAGGACCGGCGGTCGAGGCTGCTGCGTACGACCTGGCCAACTACGGCGGTCCCATTCGCTTCGTGAAGGCGGCGACCACGGTTGCTGGCTCGGCCGGCGCGGTGGTCAACGTTGGCGGCGGTCCGGTGGTCACGGTCGCGGGCACCCCGAACGACGACTATCAGGCAATCGCCACCATCGTCGCGGGTGGGGTTCTTGGCACGGGCACGTTCAAGTACTCGCTCGACAACGGAGTGACCTCGAGCGAGACGCAGACGATCCCAGCGGGCGGCTCGTTCGTGATTCCGAACACGGGGCTCACTCTGACGTTCCCGGCCGGCACGTACATCGCGGCCGCCACCTACACGTTTCCCAACACCGCACCGATGTGGAACGCCACCGACTTGTCGGCTGCATTCAACGGCATCACCGCGGACTCGACCGATTGGGACTTCTTTGTCGGGTGCGGCAAGCAGGCCACGGGCGCGGCTGCTGCCACCCTTGCCGCTGCCCTGCAGTCCCAGCTTTCGACCATGGCCAACACCTTCCGCTGGAAGGGCGGCATGATGGATGCGGGAGACGACGTGGAGGCCACCACGCTCACCGCGTTCGCCTCGACCGTCGCCAACCGCGTGCTGCTTGCCTACCGCAGCGCGGTGCAGACGAGCGCCAAGCCGTTCACCGGCTGGAGCGCGCCTCGCAACCGCGTGCTCAATGCCATCGCCGGGCGCGCGCACGGGTCGCTCATCTCGACCGACCTCGGGCGCTACGCCAGCGGCCCGCTGCCGGGCATCTCGTCACCCGACCACGACGAGTACAAGACCGAGAACATGGACGCGGCAAAGATCACGACCGTCCGCACCTACGCGGGCGTGCCTGGGATCTACTGCACCCAGGGCAACTTGAAGAGCGCGGCCGGCTCCGACTTTAAGTGGTGGCAGTTCCGCCGGATCATGGATCTGGCCTGCCGAATCGTCTACGAGCAGCAGCTCAACTACCTGAACGCGGGCGTCCGTGTGAAGCCGGACGGCACCATCGACGAGCGCGATGCCGTGCGCATCGAGGGCCGCGTCAATGCCGCGCTTCGCGCGCTGCTGCTGCAGCCAAAGAACGCGGAAGGCACCGCCGGGCACGTCTCGGACGTGGTTTACACCGTGAATCGCTCGGTGGTCATCGTCTCGACCAGCACGGTCCAAGGCGAGGTGGCGATTCAGCCCCTCGGCTACGCCAAGTACTTCGTCACCAACCTCGGTTTCGTCGCGCAGCTCCTCGCTCGCGCCGCGTGAAAGTAGCCCATGCCGATCGCATTCCCCAACACGCAGGGTTTCTTCTACGACTTCGGGCGGGCCGAGATCGACCTCGCCGGCACCATCTTCACCGCCATCTCGTCCATCAAGTGCAAGCAGGACGTGGAGGAGGGGATTGTGCGCGGCTCCGCTGCCGAGCCACTGGCCCGCACCCGCGGCAAGCTCAACATGGGGGACGGCACCATCGAGTTCTCGGCCGTCGAGGAAGCGGTGGACTTCATCACCAACAAGCTGGGTGACGGCTGGGCGGAGACGCCCTTCACCATCACCTACACGCTGACCGCGCCGAACGTCGACCCGATCAAGATCGTGCTCTACGGCTGCCGAGTCTTCGACGTGGAGATTGACCACGGAGAGGGCGCGGACGCGCTGCCTGCATCGATCCCGTTCTCGTTCATGTATCGGACGTTCAACGGCAAGACGCAGCTCAAGAACCAACGCCGCTAGCACTTTCGCTCGCGGCTTCTGAATGGAGGAAGACATGTCAGAGGAAGAACTGGCGCGCTTGCGCGCGGAGCACGGCGATCTCATTGTCGTGAAGGCCAAGGGTCAAACCCTGGTGTTCAAGACCCCGAGTGACACCGCTTGGGAGGAATTCCAGGACAAGATTTCGACTGCCAAGGTCCCGAAGGGGGCTTCGTTCCGTGAGGTCTGCCTTCGCTCGCTCGTTTCGCCGACGCGAGATGAGGCCGCCGCGGTGTTCGTATTGCAACCGGCGTTGCCGGCCAAGATTGCAGACAAGCTCGCGGATCTCGCCGGTGCAGAAGCGGAGATCGAGGTAAAAAAAGGATAGAGCGGTGGAAGAGCTCGCGGCGGTACTACATCGGTACCGCTCGAGCTCTTTTGGCATTTCAAGCCTACGAGGGCCGTGAGGCCTCGACACCAGCCCAGTACGATCTCGCCTTCACGGGCGCGATGCTCTGGGGTGAGCACATCGACAACACGCGCGCCGTGCGGATGTTCCTCGAGTCGTACGCGAAGAACAGCGCCAAGGCCGCGCGCGGCAGCAGACGCAAGAGGTAGCCCATGTCCAGCGATGAAGCAGATTTCGAGCTGAAGCTCATCGACAAGGTGACGGGCAACTCGAAGAAGATTTCGGGCAGCCTCGAGGTCATCCAGAAGGCTCTCGGCGCGACGGGTGACAAGGCCGAGGGGTCTGGGCACGTCATGGAGCACGCCTGGGGTGAAGCCGTCGGTAGCGCTATCGAGAAGACCGTCGAGAAGGTGCTCGAGCTCGGCAAAGAGGTCGGCGCGACGGTCATCGAGTTCGCAAACTTCGCCCAGAAGTCCGAGTACGCGTTCGGCCAGCTCGCCAAGTTCGGCGCGTCCCCTCAGCTGCTTTTCAAGCACACGCAGGACATGGCCGTCGAGCTCGGGATGGACGTGGAGACGACCACCGAGAAGTTCCTGGAGTTCACCAAGCTCCAGATGAACCCGAACCAGTCGGACGACCTCATCAAGATGGGCGCGGACCTGCGCTCGCTCGGAACGAGCAGCGAAGAGGTCAATTCCGTGTTCACGAACATGGGGCAGATCTTCTCGAAGGGGAAACTCGGTGGGGACGACCTGCGCTCGCTCGAGCAGGCAGGCATCAGCGGCAAGCTCATCTTTGCTCAGCTCGGTAAGCAACTCGGCAAGACCAGCGACGAGATCCAGAACCTGATCCAGGGCGGGAAGATCGACGCTGAGACGGCCATGACCGCCATCCAAGACGCGGTGATGCACAAGACCGGCGAGAAGGTGCTGGGCGAAGCCGGCAAGAAGTTCGCGGACACCACGATGGAGGGCATGGTCGGGCGCATGAAGGCGCAGGGCGAGCGCCTGATGACTCAGATCGGCTCGCAGCTGGCGCCCGCGCTCACCTCCGCCCTGCAGCCGATTGCGGACGACATGACGGCCTTCTTCAATGGGGACCAAGGAAAGCAATTCGTTGGCTCGCTGGTCGAGGGGCTCACCGAGCTAGCGGGCGTGGTCAAGGGTGCCTGGCCGTTCGTGAAGGCGTTCGTGGGCGGACTCGTCGACGGCTTCCAGGCAGCCTGGCCAGCGATTCAGGGCGCTCTTGGGGCCCTATTCACGGGCTTCGGCAGCGGCGCGACGTGGATGGACACGGTCCGAGAGTTCGCTGTGATTCTCGGCAAGGTGATCGCTTTTGGGGTCGGTGTGGCGGCCGTCTTCGGCGGTGAGGTCGCCGCTGGGATTCAGATCGCGGTGGCCCTCGCCGGTGAGCTGAGCAACGGCTTCAGCTGGGTGGTCAACGGGATCGGTGCGGCCATCTTTGCCGTAGACGACTTCCTGGCCAACATGAGCGCCAAATGGGCAGCGTTCGACTTCGGAGCGCTCGCCATGGACCTCATCAACGGCTTGGTGAATGGCATCACCAATGGCGTCGGGCTGGTAGTCCAGGCAGCGTCCAATCTCGGCAGCTCGATGATGACCAGCATCAAGCAGAAGCTCGGCATCGCCTCCCCGTCCAAGGTGTTCGAGGGCTACGGTGACATGACGGGCGCCGGCCTGGTGCAGGGCATCGACGCGAGCCAGAGCGACGTAGCGAGCGCCGCCGGCGGGCTTGGTGAGGCAGCCAAGGGCCCGATGGTGTCGAGCCTGAGCGCGCCTCCGGCAAACCAGAACGCAGGCGCTGCAGCTGGACAGGGCGGCGGTGGTTCCACGCGCATCAACGTCACGGTCAACGTGAGCGGTGCTGGCGATCCTGATGCCGTAGCGCACAGGGTAGATCAGACGATCGTGAGCTCGCTCACCTCGTGCTTTGAACAGCTTCGAACGGAAGTCGCCGCGTGACGGTCGTTAGCGCCGTCGGGCACTGGAACGACGCCTCGAGCGACGACTCCTGGGACACGCTGTTCCTTGCTGGGCAATTCATGCCCGGCGTGGCGAAGGTCGACGTATCGGTCAAGAGCGAGCTCGATATCAAGAAGCCGAAGGGCGGCAAGGGAGCGACCATCACCGACAACGGTGACCCGCCGTGCACGCTGAAGATCACGCTGCAGCTGACCACGCAATCCGAGCTGAACGCGCTCGCGCAGATGCTGCCCCTGCTGCGCCCGAAGGCGAAGAACTCGGTGCGCCCACCCGTTGAGATCCAGCACCCCAACGCCAACTTCTGGGGCATCACCAGCATCATCATCGAGTCGATCGACTCCCCGCAGCCGAGCGCGGTGGACGGGTGGACGATCTCGATGTCCGCGGTCCAATGGATGCCTGGCCCGAAGTCGGTGGCAAAGAAGGCAGCCGCCCCGAAGCGCCCCCAGTCTGACGAAGAGGCCTGGGCGCAGTACCGAACGGCCGACGACAAGGCCAACGGCACCAAGCCCAGCGATAGTGGGCAGCCGGGCGCGGGCCTGGGGCCGTTCTACCGATGATCACGTGCAACGGAAAAACCGTGCTCGGCCTGACCCTCTCCCTGCCGCGCGTGGGCGCGTGGTCTGGCTGGCTCGAGCTCGACTCAGTGGACTCCCTGACGGGCTCGGTGGTGCTCGATGATGCCGGGCTGCAGTGGTCCGGTACCGTGCTCCGCTCGGGCGTGTTCGCGCAACGCGTGCACGCCTGGATCGTGGGCGGCAAGGGCGGCCTGGCTGGCGCCCTGCCGGCCCGGAGCTACGTCGGCTGCACCGCTAAGCTGGTGGCCACGGACATCATGGCGGCGGCTGGTGAGGTGCTGGACCCCGCTTCCGACCCGCTCACGACCTCGCTGGCCTACTGGACCCGGGCGAATGTCTCGGGCGGCCAGGCACTCTCCACGCTCTGCGACGCGATCGGCGCTTCCTGGCGCATCCAGCCGAGCGGGCAGGCCTTCGTCGGCACGGACACCTACAAGGAGCAAAAGCTCCACTGTGACGAGCTCACGCGCGACGATGCGCGGGGGATCGTGACCATCGCCTCGGACCGCTTCGAGCTGCGTCCGGGAGTGACCTTTGGCGGCCGCCGCGTTTCCCGTGTCGAGCACTCGATCCAGGGAAACGGGCACCGAACCTCCTACTGGGTTGAGGCAGCGTGACAATCACCACTCAGAGCTACGAGCGGGACGCATTCCCGCGGTGCACGGCAACGCTGGACTCAGCCACGGGCGCGCTCTCGTGCGTGATTGACCAGATCGTGGGGCTCGCCCCCGTCCGCTTCGTGTCGGCTGAAGAGCTGTTATTCGGCATCGACTCGCTGAACCCACCGGCAGTGCATAGCGATTCGGTGCGTGGCCTGATCGAGCTCGCTCAGCAGGCGGTAGAGGCCGCGGTCACGTCCACGCTCGGACCGACGACGAGCCCCGGCGAGATGATGCTCTGTCGGTACAAGGTCACCGTGGTGGTGAATGGGGCGCTCGAGCTGCTCGGGTTGTCGGTCTGATGGATCTCGACCGAATCAAAGAAGACCTGACCGCATTCGTTCGCTGGGTGATGCGAGATGTGACCTATCACCGCCTGTACGCCTGCTCGGTGCAAGGCCAGGACGGCGCGGGTCTGCTCGATCTGCTGCCCGACGATGCCGCTGTCATGGGCACTGGGCTCAGCAAGGTCCGAATCAGGCACGGCTTGCCGGGCTTCACCGTGAAGGTCCCCACCGGGGCCCGCGTGCTGCTCGGCTTCGACAACGGAGACCCCCAGAAGCCCTACGCGGCGCTCTGGGAGCAGGGCAGCGTCACCTCCATCACCTTCGACAAGGGCACCAAGGCGGTGGCCCGGGTCGACGACACGGCGGTCTGCGGTACCCTGCTGCTCGGAACGGTCACCACTGGTGGGCCAGCGACGCAGGCCACCGCGCACCAGTACTTCCCGCCTGGCACGTCAGAGGCACTCATCACGGCGGCAATAGCCGCGATGGCCACTCAGGTGCCCGTACGGGTGAACCTGAGCAGCGTGATCACGGGCGGCAACGTGAAGGTGCTGGCCTAGTACTCCCACCCAACCACAATCCTGTCCTCCAGGTGAACACGCAGCGCATACCGGTTCTTTGCGATCTGGTTGTAGCAGTAGGTGTGCTTGATCTTGTCCTTTAGGACACTTTCCTTGATGTGGGTCGGGTGTCCGCGGGACTCAATCAGCATCTCGCGGGTGGCCCCCTGCCAGAACTCTCCGCGCAAGATCGCGGCGGCGATCTCCTCACCGAAACGCGACACCAGGTCCCGGTGACGACGCTTCTTGGTCTCTCTTTTCTGCCAAGCAACAAACGCGATTCCGCCGATGACACACAGCACAATCAGCGTTGCAACGACGGGGTGGTCCTGAAACAAGCGGAGCGCTACGCCAGTCAGAAACACCCAGCCGAATATCGTGGCGCACCCCGAGTTCTTCTTGCTCAAGGGCATCCCTTCCACTCGAGCCCAGTGCCAACGAAGGTTTGGCACCCGGAAACCCCAACGTCAGTATTCTGGCCAGCTGGCCCATTGCAGTTTAGCCATCCGGGAGAGCATTGGGCGCAGGCCCCCTCTGGATAGGACTTTCCGTATCCGCACCAGTGCGTGAGCCCAGTGCACCCGTCGCACCCCGGCCAGCCACCGACCGCCGTGCTGCCGGAGGCTCCGCCCTGACTCCCGCCTGACCCTGCCTTCGCACCGCTCGCGCCTCCCGTTCCTCCATGCCCGGCGCTGGCGCCACCCTGTGGGGCACCGGAAGCGCCGGCTGCGTCGCCGCAGTGACAAGTTGACCAGAACGCGGAGCTGCACACCTGCCCGCCGGCGCAAGCGCCTGGGCCCACGCAGGCACGGGTGTCACCGTCGCTGCAGCTCGGGGCACCGCTCTGGGGAGCACCGCCGGCATCGCTGGAGCTCGAGCCGCCGCCCGCCATGGGTTCACCTTTTGCGCCCGCCTGGGCAGGTGCGGCGCCACCCGCGCCGCCTTGCTGAGGGGCAGCGCCGCCCTTGCCAGCGTCCCCAGTCGCGAGACGCCCCGCGCCGCCGCCGGCGCCACTGCCTGAGCTCGCGCCTCCCGCACCACCGAAGTCCACCGGACTCGACGAGCACCCCACCATGACCAACAGCGCCGCGAAGAATTCTTGTCTCAAGGGAGACCTCCCTCCCGAAAGCGTAGCGCCACTTGGCTGACCTGGGTATTGACTTTGCCGGGGTGACGGATCTCGACCCCACCATGCCGGTGATTACCGGCAATCTGGGGCTCGCGCATGCCGTCGCCCGGCGCCTGACGACCCCGGCCGGCTCCCTGATCGAAGACCCGAACTATGGGTTCGACACCCGGCTCTTTCTGAACGCCGTCTCGAAGCGCTCGTTCCTGCTCGGTCGCATCGCCGACGAGTGCCTGAAAGAGGAACGGGTTTCGGACGTGGACGTGACGGTGGAGTTCCTCTCTGCGAGCTCGTCTCTGACCATCAACATCGCGCTCACAGTCGACGACGGCGCGACGTTCGACCTCACCCTGAACGTCTCGAGCGTCACTGCCGAGCTGCTGCTCTCCGAAGCCTGAGAACCCATGGCCTTATCCGTCGCACAGCTCCGCGTCCCGATGACTCGGGACGAAGCGCTACAATTCATTCTCGACCAGCTCGCCGCGCTTGGCTTCCAGATCACTGCCTGGCAATCGGGGTCGCCGCAGCGCACTTTGCTGCTGCTGTTCGCGCGCGTTTGGGCGGACTGGCAGGCAGCCGCGAAGATCACGACCGAGTTCGGTTACAACGAGCTTTGCACCGGTGACGCGCTCACGGCCTACTCGCTGAGCCGCTTCGACAACACGCGCATCGCTGCCGTCAAATGCGTGGGCCCAGTGCTGCTCACCTCGACTGCCGCAGTCCCGTACACGATCGCGGTCGGGCAGCTATTGGTATCGACAGACATTGGTGTTCAGTACACCAACACCACGGGCGGCGTGCTAGCCGCTGGCGGTACGCTCAGCCTCACGTTCACAGCTGTTTTCGCGGGCGCTGGCGGGGTCGCCGCAAACGGCACCATCACCCGCATGATCACGCCTTTGGCTGGTGTGACGTGCAGCAACCCTGGTGCCTTTGGCACGCCTCCGGTTTGGTACACCACCGCGGGCGCCGACGCCGAGACCGATGCCGCGCTGCGCCTCCGAAACCGCACCAAGTTCGCACGTCAGAGCATCGACCCCATCAGGGACGCCTACGTCAACATTGCGCTGAACGCACACCCGAGCATTCGCCGGGTGTTCGTGCTGGACAACAACCCGGGTGGCGCTGGCACCGTCTGGACGTACATCGCTGGGGCAACCACAGCGCTGGACTCGACAGGTTCCGAGGTGCAGGCGGCGCAGAACTACTTCGCCACGCGGCTACTGCAGTGCGATTCCTACCCGGCGAACCCATTCACATCCCGCTGCACGGTGGTTGCCGCGTCGGGGCTGGGCATCGATATTGCTGGCAACATCTACTACTCAGCGTCCTTCGCTATCGCCGACGTGAAGGTGGCAGTCGCTGCCGCGCTGAATGCCTTCCTCGCGACAGTGCCCATCGGTGGGTTCACCTACCCGACGAGCGGCGTGGTGCCGAAGAACGAAATCGAAAACGCGATTCGTCAGGCGACGGTGGGCGGTACGAAGGTCATCAAGACCGTCGTGCTCTCCGTTCCAGCAAGTGACATTGCGATCTCCGCTATCCAGGTGGCCGTAGCCGGCGACTGGGCGGGGCTCAGTTACAGCCAGGTATGAGCAACTACCGCGACTTCATCGCCGGCATCAGCCCGACCATCCTGCAAGGGGTGTTCGGCGAGCGCATGGCCGGGCTGCTCGACGGCCTGCTCGCGGATATCGCCATGCAGGGTATGGCCGAAGCGGTCGAATCGCCGTGGCTGCTGCTCCCCGAGAACGCCGACGACTCGCTGCTCTTGCTCGGGCAAGAGGCGAACCTCGACCGCTACCCCACGGAGCCACTGGCAAACTACCGCACGCGTGTTGGCCGAGCATGGACCGACTGGCAGACTGCTGGCGACGAGTCCTCCATCCAGGGGCAGTTCGCGGCAGCCGGCTACACCGGCGCCTACGTTCAGTTCTTCCCCGCTGTCGGCGGGCCGCGCGGTGAAGCAGCCCCGTACTGGTCTCAGTTTTGGGTGCACTTGCTCGTCGGCACGCACCCGATCACCGGCCCCGGCGCGCTCGTCGGTAGCTTTAGCGTCGGAGACGGAACGCTCGTTGGCGCGACTGGCGCAACGGCAGCCTTCGTCTCGACCATCTCGGCCATCGCGAACAAATGGAAGCCCGCGCACTGGGTGTGCCGCGGGTTCGTCTTCGACTTGTCCGGCGGCGGAACCGTCGAGATCAGGATCCTCTGATGCCAGCAGTAAATGTCGTCGAAGTGAACACGTTCTCGGCGAACGTGCAGGTCCCGAGCACGGGCGATACCGCGGACCAGAGCGTCTGGCTCGAGGCGGCCCAACCGCTCGCCAACCGAACGCTGTACCTGAAGGAGCGGATGAAGGGCGTCTCGGCGGGCTCGATAGGCTGTCGAGTCCCGATGACTGGCGCCTACTCCGCCACCGGCTCATGGACCTTCCTGACGCTCGGTAACGTCCGCTCTGTCTGGCAGCAGAGTTCGGTCGGCGCTTTCCAGCTCTACTTTCCGATCACTCACCTGCTGCCGAGCGTGGGCAAGATCGTCGGTGGCAGTATCCTGCTCGAGGGCGGTACGGGCCACGCCGCACTGCCCGCAGTCGTGCCCACATTCAGTCTGGTCAGATGGGCGTCAGATTCCGGCAATCCGTCGTTCAATACGACCGGGCAAACGTCGATCGTGTCGGCTGGGGATCCGTCTGGGAGCGCCGCCACATACGAGACCGTGCATTCGATCATCCTGCCTGCCGCGACTGAGGTGATCGACCTGACCAAGGAGTACGCGTTGATGGTCACCGGGGAGTCCAGCACCAACGCGCTGGCGAACCAGCTGACGGTTGGCTACGTGCTGTTCTCGGTGTCCGCATGAGCAAGTGGACCGACTACCTGCTGGGCATCAAGGATATCTTCGTCAACAGCGTGAAGGTGACCCCGCGTGTCGACGCGATCAATCTGATTGGCGCGTCGGCCGTCGCGTACAACTCTGGTACCAACCAGATCGACGTTTCGATCCAGAGCCAGAACCTCGTCTACTACGGGGACGGCTCGGATGGGAATGTCGTGCTGTCTTCCGGCACCGTGACGTTGACCCGGGACATGTACTACCAGGACCTCACGGTTCTTGGCGGTCAGCTCATCACGGCCAATTACCGAATCTTCGTCGCGGGAACGCTGTCCATCGGCGCTGGAGCCGACCTGATCACGGGCTCCGGAACCTTCGGTAATACGGCTGCAGCGTCGACTGCGGGCGGCGCTGGCGTCGCTACCGCTGGCGGGACACTGCCGAGCGCGCAGAACGGAGCCACTGGGGCAAACGGGAATACCGGGGCAGGGACTGCCGGTGGCAATGCCGTGGGCGGAAACGCCGGCGGGTCGACGCTGGCAGCTGGCTCGGGCGGTACCGGGACCGGCGGGGCAGGCGCCGCCGGCGGAGTAGCTGCCGCATCGGTTGCCTATGCTCCATTCAAACGGTGGACGCCTGATATCGGGCTTCGCATCACGAACCAAAACCGTGGAGGCAGCGGCGGATCTGGTGGCGGCAGTGGCGGAGGTACCGGAGCGGCGACCGGTGGCGGCGGCGGTGGCGGTGCAGCCGGCGGCGGAACCGTCTGGATCTCAGCTCGGCACTTGGTGCTGGCCTTCGCTTCAGCCGGAGCAATCTCGGCGAAGGGCGGTCCTGGCGGGAACGGCGGGACCCCGGCTACCACGGGTGCAGGCGGCGGAGGCGGCGGTGCAGGCGGCGGAGGCGGCTGGATCTATTTCGCCTTCGGAGACCGCAGCGGAACGGCAGCAGCTGCAATCCTGGATGCCTCAGGCGGCAACGGCGGGAACGGCGGCAACGGCGTAGGCGCTGGCGTCGGAGGCAACGGCGCGGGAGGCGGCTGGGGTGGGACGATCCAGGTCTTCAACCTGGGAGCTCAGACCCACAACTATCAGGTCGGGAGCGGCGGAGGCACGTCCGGGAATGCCGGGTCTGGCACTGCTGGCGGGCTCGGTGGAGCCGGCAACACGCTGCAGGTCTCGGTATGAGCAACGGCACAGTCATCAATCCAGGAGTCGGAGGCGACAAGGTCTTCGATGTCGACGGAGGCGACGGGTTCAAGTACCCGGTATCAGCGCTGATGACGCTCACCGACGGCGCGCCTGGCATCCTGGTATCGCCGGCCAATCCGATGCCTATGCGCCAGTGCGACGGCACGGGCTTCATCACCCCGCTCGTCGGAGGGCAGCTCCCGAGCGGGCTCGGACAGCTCACGATGGCGGCCTCGCTCTCGGTGGCGATTGCCTCCAACCAGAGCGCGATCCCAGTGTCAGTCGCGGGCACCGTGCCCGTCACGGCCGCGCAATTCCCCGCGGTGCTCGTTGGTGGTCGGCTTGATGCCAACATTGGGGCGTGGCTCGGCTCCACGGCGCCGACCGTTGGCAGCAAGACGAGCGCCAACAGCCTGCCCGTGGTCATCGCCTCGGACCAAGGCGCGGTGCCTGTCTCGGGCACCGTGGCGGTCTCTGGTACGGTCCCGGTCTCGTCGGCTCAGCTGCCTGCCACGCTCGGACAGAAGGCCATGGCGGCCTCTGCCGCAGTCGTGCTCGCCAGTGACCAATCCTCCATCCCGGTGACGGTTGGCGGCACGGTGCCGGTCTCCATCGCCGGCACCGTGGCAATCTCGGCCGCCGCGCTGCCGGCGCTCAGCGGAACCACCGCCGTGAGCATCGCGGGCACGGTCGCCACGTCTGCCACCCAACTGCCTGCCGCGCTCGTAGGCGGGCGCCTGGACGGCAACGTGGGCACTTGGCTGGGCTCGACGGCCCCGACGGTGGGCAGCAAGACTTCTGTCAACTCGGTGCCGGTGGTCATTGCCTCGGACCAAGGCAACGTGCCGGTCACGCTCTCGGGCTCGCCTGCCATCTCGGGCACGGTCACGAGCAATCAGGGCACGCCTGCGTCGCTCGCGAACCGATGGCCAGTGCAGGTGTCGGACGGCACTAACGCGTTGCCGACCGCGGACGCTGCGGTGCGCGCGCTGTTCGCCCGGTGTAGCGACGGCACCAACACGGCAGCTGTTAAGGCGGCCAGCACGGCGGCGGCCGCAGCGGACCCGGCGCTCGTCGTCGCCATCAGCCCGAACAATACGCTCCCGACTAACCAGACGCAGCTGAACGGCGTGGCAGCGCTCGCCGGCAACGGTGTCACCGGCACGGGCTCGCCGCGCGTCACGATCGCGAGCGACAACACCGCGTTCCAGGTCAAGGCTACTGGCAATGCGGGGGCCGCTTTTGATGCGGCAACTGCTGCAGCTGTGCCTGCCAACGCGCTATTCAATGGTCTACGCGCCGCAACCGCCAATCCGGCCAATGCCACCGGTGGCAATATGGTCGGGCAGATGGGCGACAAGGCTGGGCGTGCCGTGGTCACGCCGTGCCAGGTGCGTGAGCTCGTGGCCGTGCAGCAGACGGCCATCGCGTCGACTACCGAGACGACCATCGTCACCGCGGGCGCCGCGGGCGTTTTCAACGACATCATCGGCATCGTGATCACCACGGCCGGCGCAGCTGCGCAGACCATCACGATCAAGGACGCGACCGCCGGAACAACCAGGATGGTGCTGAACTATCCCAATGCCGCAGTCGCTCCCGGCGCTCCGTTGACGCTGATGTTCCCGGTACCGATCCCGCAGGCAGCGGCCGCAGCCAACTGGACCGCCACGCAGAGCTTGGCGACGGCCTGCAATTACACGGTGCTGTACGCGAAGAATCTGTAATGCCCGCTGGTCTCGGCGCTGGACTGCTGCTCATCGCGGCCCAGAACAACGTTACCCTGTACACCTCGCGGACCGGCTCCGGGGGTCTTGGCAGCTGGCTGCTCTTCGCTGCGCACCAGAACAACGTCACCGTGGGGCCGCCCCCTCCGGTACCGCAGCCGCCAGCATTCATCTGCCCCTACGAGCCAGCGCTCACGCTGGTGGGAGGATGGGTCTACGAAGCCAGCCAATCGACCTCACCCCAGCTCGAGGCGCCTGCGCTGGCAGCCGTTGGGACCCCGTCCATTGCGAGCTCGGCCGGCGTTGCCGCGGCATCCGATGCCGCCATGACGCCAGGCGCGGCGAGCAGCAACGCCAACCAGGACGCCTCGCACGCGTCTGGAGCCATCGTGGTCGTCTACTCGGCGGCGGGTGGCGTGTTCGTGACTCAGGAGGTCTCGGTCACCTCCAATCCGGCAGAGCTGACCAGCGTTGCAGCGCCAGGCTCTACCGATCTCGCTGACTGCAAATAGCTCAAGGCCTTCGAGGCGGGCACGCGCCGACGCCAGGGTGCTTCCTCCCCGCAGCGCGTTGTCGCGTGCTCGCCTCGAAGGCCTCGAAACAAAGGAAGAACATGGACCAACTCATCCAAGCCCTACACCTGCACAACTGGTACGCCTTCGCGGCAATCGCCCTGACCCTGCTCGTGCAGCTCATCCGCACGACCCCGAAGCTCCAGGACCTGTGGCGTAAAATTCCCGACGGCTGGCGCTGGCTTGTGCCTGTCGTGAGTGGCGCCGCAACCGGCTTCACACAGGCCTACGCTGCGAATCTGCCCCTGGTTGCCGCCCTGCTGGGAGCGATTGGCGGCGCGGTCGGCATCTCAATCCCCGCCATGGGCATCAACGCGTTCTTGACGGAATCCCCCGTGCGCTGGAACGGCAGCTCCGGAGGGCTATCGCCGAAGCCTGGTGCGCCCACGCTGCCCGTCATTGGCTTCCTCGGATTGCTGGCCATCCTACTCGTGCCGAGCTCGTGCGGTCTGATCACGCCCAAGACGGGTACAGGCGGCTCCGACGGCGGCGGGCTCTGGCCGACCATCGCGCACTGCGCGCCGAACCCTGGTGACCTGGTCGGCGAGGTCACCCAAGCGTTGCTGAGCGGTGGAGACTACCAGAAGGCGCTCGAAGACCTGGCGGTACGCTACGGCGGCGATGCCGTGGTGTGCATGGTCAACCGTCTTGTCAGCGATTGGAGCGCTCCGTCCGCCGCCAGGAATGCCATCCGCACTGACGCACTAGCTCGAGGTCGCGCCTTCCTGGCCTCCGTGCCCACGCAGGTAGCCCCATGAGCTTGCTCTTCGTGCTGATCTCAGCCACTCCGCTCGTGCGAACGGCGGACCTGTACGGGATGGCTCGTGCGATCGAGGTCGGCGCGAAGAACTGCGCCGATGCTTGGCAGCTCGCCCCGCCGGCGGTCGACGTGTGCGCGGACGCCACCAGCCTGCCTGACGGCTGCTGCCCGGTAGTCTTCGTGGACGACAACAGCGATCCGGGCGCGCTCGCGGTGCACTTCGTCTCGGACCGCTTCCAGCCCGCCGCACGCGTCTACATGAACAACGCCAGCGGCGTGAACACCGGGGACTGGTCAGCCTCGGAGGGCGCGAGCCACGAAGTGCTCGAGGCGCTGTGCGACCCGCTCTGCGACGCCTGGCACACGCACCCCACGCGGCCCGGCATCGAAGTGGCGCTCGAGGTGTCGGACCCGGTGCAGGGGTTCTACTTCGTCGAGGCTGCTGGCCAGCGATGGCGGGTCTCCAACTTCGTCCTGCCTGCCTGGTTCGAGCACCATCCAGACGGGGGCTTCTTCGACTGGATGAGCGAGCTGCACGAAGCTGGCGAAGTTGGCGCCAACGGCTACGTGATTCTCCGGGACAAGACCGGCGCGACATGGACCGAGGATGCGTTCGGCGCGCGCTCCATGGCAGCCAAGAAGCCCGGCGCCGCTCACCCCTGGGCACGCAGCAGCCGGCGCCTCGCGGTGAACCCGTGACGCTCCCCCTGTCGGAGGCCGAGTACCGTGACGCAGCCAGGCGCCTGCTCGAGCACGCGGGCGCTGGCCCGGTCGGGCGCAAGCTTCAGGACCCGGTGTACCAGTCCGTGGTCGAGGGGCGGGACCCCAAGATCCATGGGTACAGCGGGTGCGCGGACGCCGCGCACTGGCTGCTCTATCGGCTCGGAGTTCGCTCCACCCACGTGAACCGCGATGAGAACCACGGGTGGAAGCCGGTCGTGAACGTCTCCGAGCTGGCCTACTGGCAGGGGGTCGTCCGAGATGCCGCTCTCGATTGCCTGCCCAAGTGCGGGGACATCGTGATCATCTGGGAGTCGAAGACTACCAGCGACTCCCACGTCATGCCGGTCATCGAGTACGACCCGGCCACCAAGGTGCTCCTGGTCTGCGAGGCCGGCCAGGGCGCTCCGTGCCCCATTGCGCTGCACACTCACCAGCTCCACCAGGGCACGGACTTCGCCAGCGGCAAGCCCCGCCAGGCCCTGTTCTGTGGCGGGAGGGCGCTGCAGAAGTGGATCCAACTGATGGCAGCGCTCGGCTACGCCGACAGCCGGGGCGAGCTCGTGGCGCCCGACCTGAGCGTGCTGGACTCGCCCAGGGACACCGACCTGAGTGAGCTCGCTCCGGAGAGCAAGCCGTGAGCTCGAAGGAACGGCTCGCCGCCGTGCTGGAAAAGATTCTCGACCGGCTCGACTCAATCGAGACGAAGCTCGATGCCGTGTCGAGCCTGGACGGCATGGTAAACTCGCTCAAGGGGATCGCTATCGATCTCCGAGCTGACCTCGACACGCTGCGCTCACGCCAGATTGAACAGGCCTCGCGCGATGGCGAGGTGATCCACCGTCACCAGAGAGCGATTCAGGAACACGATGGGCGACTCACGCGACTCGAAATCGATACTAAGGCTTGTGCCGCCTCCCCGTGATCCGAAGGCTGAAACGCGCGAAGCGCTGAAACGCTTCAGGGACTCGATTGACCTAGAAGAATCTGAGGACGAGATCACTCAGACCGAGGTCCACGTCCACGTCGAGGTCCCGTCGCGCCCTTCCAGCAAGCCCCCCGGAGCTCGGAAGGCTGGCAAGGTGGTCGGCATCATCGTCGCCACCGTGGGCGCCATCGTTGGCGCCTCTGAGGCGCTGAGGCAGCTGCGCGGCCTGTTCCACTAAGATCGAGCGCTAAACGTTTTAAACCCCCACTGGCCCGAAAGGCTGGTGGGGGTTTTCTGCGTTTGTGCTCAATGCCTATTCGGCAGGCTCGTCGCGAGCTCGATGCCGCTGCGCTCCGCCCGTTCCTTGGTCTGGATCTCGCGGGCGCCAAGAATCATCCGCCTCCAGTTATCGAGATCGAAGCTGGTCATCTCGTCGAAGCTCACGACGGCGCTGGGGATCACGCTCATTGGTGTGTCGCCAGTACTCATCAACACCGGCATCACCTGCATGTGAGGCACGTGCACGAGCTGGCCGCTTTGCTGGTTCTGCATCGGGATCATGGTGAAGTAGACCTCGTAGCAGGGAGAGAGTCGGTAGCTCGGCCCGTCCGCCGCGCCTGGATCCGCCTCCCGGATCGCTTCGACACGCCCCACGTACTTGCCCGAGCTGCATAGCGCCACGATCCATTGCCCGCTAAAAATTGATTCTTCCATTGTCACTCCTCCTTCTTGTTCCATTGCCAAAAGCCGTTCCCAGAGACGCCGAACCCGAAGCAGGACAGCATCAGATCCTTCGGATAAGGCGTTGTCTCACCCACGAATGTGATGCGAGAGATCCCATCGACGTGTCCACGGCGGAGCACGTGCCTCGCGTACCAGAGCGAGCCGATGCTTGCCGGAGTGAGCAGTAGCGTCCACACCGGCAGCCATCGACACTCAGCGCACTTCGCAGCCCACGGCTCGATGTCACTGAACGGAGGATTGAGCCACCTCACGCCACCGAGCTCAGGCTCCTTCCAGTTTTGCTTGAGCGAGTCGAATCCATTCTCGAGCGCGAAGTACCGCTCGGCCTTCGCGTTGTGCGGAGAAGCCGCCAAGTCGAAGGTCACCTTGCCGAACCGATGCTCGATTGCCCGCATGAACTCGGGCGGCGTTCCATAGTCCTGCTTCGACCTGCCAGGCTTCTGTTTAGGCAGTTTTCTAGGCATCCGAGCCCTAGGCCTCGACCTGGTAAGCTAGCTTCGGGTTCTTGTTGCACTCGCGCGCGGTATCCTCGGCGTCGCTGCGGAACGGCGTAATTGCCTGCCACTTGCGCGCGGCCTGAGCCGTCTTCAGTTCACGGTGGACGGGCTCCGCGTACCATGGCTGCGATCCGTCTTTGAGTTCGGGCGATTGCTTGCGGAGAATGCGCTCATTTGTATCCGAAAGCTCAATGAGCTCGTAGCCCAGCTGGGAATTGGGATCGGTCCACGAGTCGACCTTGGAGCCTCCGATCTTCTCCAGGTAGCGATCCCAGCCCAGCCGCTCTGCGAGGGCGCGACGCTGCTCAGTGTTTGAGATCGCCAGAATCTCTTCGCGGGTGTAGCTCTCCGGAGACTCGACGACCCGACGTGGGACGCGCACACCGTGCCAGTAGTGGAGCGCCCAGCCGTCGCGCCAAAGGTGAGACGGCCCGGTGGAATTGTGCGGACGGTTGCGATCGTCGACCGTGAGCACTGCGGGCCGGTCCGAGACGATGGTGAATCGCGCGTGCATAAAGCGCGGCCCCGAGCGCTCCGCGCAGGTCTCGTAGTGAGCCCACTTCGAGTAATCTAGGTCGAGCTTCACGTGCCGGAAGAACGAGAGGTAGGAGGACCAACCAGACCACTGGTTGCCGCCGTCGCGCATCCACCAGGCTTCTCGGCAGCACATCGCCAGGAAGCGGATCACGTCGCTCGTGGCGGCGCTCGTGGCGGCGCGCGTGGCGGCGTACGTGGCGGCGCGCGTGGCGGCGCTCGTGGCGGCGCTCGTGGCGGCGCTCGTGGCGGCGCGCGTGGCGGCGCTCGTGGCGTCGTACGTGGCGTCGTACGTGGCGGCGTACGTGGC